TGTTGTCCTGCTCCAGTCCAGTGTGGCCTTGCAGGAACATTTAAATACTCTTTCCCATTACATAATACCACTAAAAAGCCCCCAGCGCAAGGCCAGGGGCAAAGGTAGTGGGGGACTAGGCTTTGAAAGGATCTCCACCCGTTAGTAGGCGGGTAATGTCGAAACCGGCAGCACGGGTTTCGGACCATGCAGCTTCAATCACCTTGTTAGTGGTGGTTTTGCGGGGTGCTGGGCGCAGTGTGTAAACAGTGGTGAGTTTTGAGCCAGTGCGGGACAGTATGAAATCCCACTCCTGGAGGTTCTCGTAATCCTCCATCTGTGCCACTTGATCCAGTTCGGAGATGATCGACTTCTGGGTAAGTTGCAAAACCTTTACCTTGCCGTCTTCAAAGTGGTAGACGGGAACGGCGATGGCAAACTTGATGTCGAGGCCGCCGTTGTCTTTGGTGCGTGGGGTGTAGCTGCCTAGTTCCAGTACGACTTCTTCTGGGGTGGGTTCTTGGGGAAAGCGGAAAGGCTTCATGGAGCCTGCGCTGTCCTGGCCCCAGGTTTCCCAGAACTCAAGGGGTTCTTCGGAAAGGAGGGCAAAGCGGGCGCTGCTTCCGTCGGCAATTTTGCTGGGAGAAAGGTAGGCGCCACCGCTTTTTTGGGTGATTGCGGCTGTTGCGGTTTTTGAGAGAAATGCCATCTGTTTGGTGGTTTGTGTAGCCCAGGGTGGGCTGTACTTTTACACAGTAACAGGTTGTCAGGATGCTGTCAAGCGTTACCATAGAAAAACGCCCCAGCCGCCTTTCGGTGGTCGGGGCGTCTTTGAACAACCTCACTCTGAAGTTTACCATGTGTACTACACAAGAGCTGCTCGCCTTTGTGCGGCAGTTGCCGATAGGTATTGCCTACGCACCGATTTATGCCAATAGATGTCCCATGCAGTCGGGGCAATTAAGTAAAGGCAAGACTCCGTTTGAAAGGGCTCACCATCATGTGATGACGCCTGCGGATGTGGCGTTACAGATTGAGCGCAGGCCGGAGGTATTCCAGGCTGTAGGTATTTTTGCCGGACCTCGTAGTAAGGGGATTGTTTTTCTTGATGTGGACCGGAACCTGTCGCGGTTGCGGAAGAAGTGGAAGGACACACTTGAGGGTGCTCCAGTCGTTACCAGTACGAAGAGCAATGCGGCGAAGTACCTCTTTAGGGTCCCTGAGGAGCTGTGGGGCCAGGTAAAAGGTTTTGGGTTGTCAGATACCGGGGCGGGGTATGAAGTGCTCTGGGGGCGCCAGGGGCTCATCTACGGAACATATCCGGGTTCGAGTGATGGGAAGGCTCCAGCTGGGTCGTATGGGTTTGAGGGGGATTTGGAGGAGGTGCCGGTGGCGCCCGAGTGGTTGTTGGCGGAGATGCGCGATGCGGCGAGGCGCGAAGTGCAGGATGCGGGGTTTATTAAAAACCGTAAAGCGTTGGATTTCTCGGATAGGGACCCGGCGGAAGTTGCTGAGATGATCCAGTGCGCTTTGAAAGTCATACCGGGGCAGGGCATTGGTAGTCGGGATCACTGGATAAAGGTTGGTATGGCGATCCACTCGGAGGTGCCGGGGGATTTGGGGTTGACTTTGTGGTCGGCGTGGTCAGCAGAAGATCCCGAGTATGCGGGGGAGTGGACGGAGGAGAATCCGTGTGAACCAGTCTGGAAGTCGTTTAGGAAGGGACCGGTGTCGTTGGGCACCTTGTTCTGGATGGCCGATCAGCAAATGCCCGGCAGGTTGTGGTTGCCCGAGGATTTGCGCAAGGTTGTTGTTGATGCGGAGAGCGACAACGTAACTCGTATTAGGCAGGTGACTATCGAGTTTCCCAAGCTTGTGGCGAAGGCTAGGGAGATCCAGGAGTTGGATAACCCGGCGGAGATGGCACACCGTATGAATGCGTTGGCCTTGGAGGCTGGTTATAGAGATGCGGGCGCACTGGAGCGTTTGTTGATTGCTCAGGTCCAGTACGAGCAGCAGGATGATGATATGGACATCGGTTACCTTATAGATAAAGATATTAAATTGGAGTATTTGATTCCTGATTTGTTGCCTTTACCTGGTGTTGTGATGATTCACGGTGCTGGTGGTGATGGTAAATCTATGACGGCGTGGACACTAGCTAAGCATGTTGCTAGAGGTTTACCTTTTTCTGTACGTGGGGATTTTGTTCCAGTTAAACAGGGGAATGTGTTGATTCTTAATGGGGATCAATCTGAGGTGCAAGTTAAGCAGCAAATGATGGAGTTGGAGTTGGGGCATAATGATCCGATTCGTGTTGTTATGGGTTGGGATATTAACTGGTATTTTAGATTTATTGCGTTGGTTAAAAAACATCAACCGGCATTGATTGTGATTGATTCGATTACTGGGTGTTCCAGGGGATCGGCGTTTGATGAGAATAGAAAGGAGTTTGCCGGGCCGATTTATTGGCTGGCTAATAACAATGGCAGGTTGTTTCCGGCTTGCACAATCGTGCTGATCCATCACAGCAATAAGTCGGGTGGGTTTAGGGGTACGACTGCACTCAGGGACGCCGTGGACGAGGTGTGGAGCCTCAAGAAGCCCTCCGATAAGGAAATGGAGCAGACAGGCCCCTCCTGCCGCCTTATAGGCATCGAGAAGAGCCGTGCAGGCCGTGGCGGCAGCAAGCTGCTGCTCAAGATGCTCGACGACCTGACGTTCGAGCTCAAGGACTACGTGGAGATGGTCGTGGAGAGCGGTTCACCGGCTTCCGTGGTGGATCGGGTACTCCAGCGCCTTCGTGTGGCTTCTAAGGCCGGAGAGGGGCGTACTAGGACCGAGCTCAACTCTGACCCTCTGTGCGGCGGCAGCGTCGGCGGTATCAAAAAGGCGCTCCAGCGTTTGGAGTGTCGTGGGTTAATCACAAGCAAAGAAGAAGGTAGTTCCATCAAGCCTGGAAATTTTGTGAAAAGGTACTTTGCTTTACTCTCGCGTGATATATATGAGAATATGTGTCCCCCCTCCCCTAAAACCAGTCTGGAACTGGATAGTCAGGGGGGACAACCCCCTACCGTGTCCCCCCTGAAATCCACTAAAAAAGAGGAAGCTGGAGCAGCTCCTGTACAACAAGCCGCCGAAGTGGCAAAGCAGGGGGGACACGAAAATAGGTGTCCCCCCTCAGACGCCAGTGATAGCAACGATTTAGCCAGGGGGGACAAAAATTTTGTAACCCCCCAAGGGAGCACACCTTACGTACTCCGTACAGACGCCGAATTGATGGCCATTCGAGAGGCTGCGGAAAAGTTCTGGGATAGGTAACCGTTCTGTGCTACAGTAAAGATCTGCGGCCTGTCGAAGCCGCTCCACCCTGCTTGCAGACTCATGACTACGGAACAACTTGAGACGTTGAACTCGGCTGTGGCTGAGCTGGTGCGTACCTACAGGGAGTACACAGCTACGACTGGCACCCAAGAACTCATCGAGTTCGAGCAGAACCACCCCCTGGCTGATTTGCTAGAGGATCTGGAGTTCTATGTAGATGAGGCCGGGCTCCTTGGATAAAGTTAATGCTCCAGCTCATTACACGTTCGGGCGCGTCGAAGTAATTGACATCATCGAAGATGCGATTAGTCGTGCGCCCGATGCTGTACTGGGAAATTGCCAAGGCCACATCCTACGTTATGTATTAAGAATGTGGGACAAAGATGATCCGATGCTAAATGCGTCTAAAGCGCGGTGGTATCTTGATCGTTTAATTAAACACCTGGATCGCTATGAACTGCCCGAAGTGTGACTCCGTTAGGATACGAACTATCAATACAAGGCACGATACCATTGAGTCGATTGTGCGAAATCGTAAGTGTTCAAGATGTGAACATAAGTGGTTTACTTGTGAGATAGACTTGCCGCGTCACGCTGTTAAATGGGGTGATGCGGCATCACTAAAGCGCGTTGAAGGTTACCGTAAAGTAGTTTTTAGTTGATATGGAACCATCCTGGCGGCCTTTTCTGCTACAGTAGAGCGGTATTCGCCCAACCAGGCATGACTGTTTTCTCTTCTGTTTCCGACTTGGCCACCCTTGCCAACGCCGTCACCATTGCTTTTGACTGTGAAACCACTCAGCTCCAGCCGCAGATGGGCAAGATGCGGTTGCTCCAGTTCGCTGCGCTGGATCGGCACCCTGTTGTGTTGGATTGTTGGGATCTAGACGACAATGACTGGGAAAAGATTGCGGATTTCTTTGCAACTAAAAGGTTTTGGCTGGCGCATAACGCGGTTTTTGATGTCGGTTGGTTACAGGAACATGGCATTTATCCGAATGGCAATATCTGCTGCACCATGTTGGCCAGCAGGCTGTTGACGAATGGGTTGCCGAATGTAAAGAATGGTTTACAACACGTCGTTAAGCGGTATCTCAAGTTCGACCTTCCTAAAGAAGAGCAGAAAAGTGATTGGTCGAAGGATTTAACGCCGTCCCAGCTTGCGTATGCGGCGGATGATGTTCGAGTCCTTACGTTGTTAGATGGGCTGTTAAACCAATTATTGGCTACGGCAAATTTGCATACGGCGTGGAGGTTGGAGTGCGACGCGATTCCGGCGATGGCGCAGTTGTGGCGCACTGGATTGCCGTTTGATCGTTCCATGCTGGATGCGGTGCAGGCTGATCTTGCCGAGGAACATGTTGCATTAGGTGAACAGTTCTTGACAGATTTGGATAAGGCGTTGCCTGAGGATTACAAGTTGCCGCGTGATCCAGACGGTAAGTTGAATACGCGCCCCAAAGCCACGGGGACTATTAAGAAAGGTAACAGAATGCCTGCCGGGTTCAATTTGAACTCACCAGGGCAGTTGGGACGTGCTTTTGAAGCTGTGCTGGGGAAACCGCCGGTCGATTCTACAGGTAAGACCAGTGTGTCTCGCAACAGTTTGAGGCAGTACGCGGCGGATCATGCGGTGATTGCGTTGTATTTGAGATGGAAGCGGATCGAGAAGCGCAGACAGATGGTGCATACATTGCTGGGGTGTGTGGATGAAGAAGGGAGGATTCGTGCCAGCTATATGCAGATGGGGGCGGATACCGGAAGGATGAGTTGTATGCAGCCGAATTTGCAGCAAATTCCGAGGGACGAGAGTTTTAGGTCCTGTGTGCAGGCACCTGAAGGAAAGTTATTGGTTGTTGCTGACTTTGCACAGATGGAGTTAAGACTTGCGGCGGCAGAGGCAAAAGATACGGTGATGATTAATGCGTTTAAGGAAGGGCAGGATCTCCACACGCTTACCGCTATGAGTATCTACGACGTGGAGGAAGATGAAGTGACTAAGGAGCAGCGCCAAATAGCCAAGTCAGCTAACTTTGGTCTCTTGTTTGGATCTGGTGCAAAGGGTTTGCGTGAATACGCTGGTGCGTCAGGTATTCAAATGGATCTGGATGAGGCAAAGGAAATTCGAGAGGCGTTCCATCGGATTTATCCAGGTATTGATGCGTGGCAAAAGCAATGTGCCATGCAGGCGGATAAAGCTTCTGATCAAGCAGCGATAAATGTCAGGATTTCCGGGATGCGGCGTTTTCTGATTGGTGAAAATAACAAGCTCACCACGCGCTGTAATACTCCAGTGCAGGGTGCTGGGGCGGCGGTTATGAAGCGGGCGTTGGCTTTGTTATGGAGGCATCTTGCAAATACAGATGAGGATGAAGCCAAACTTGCAGGAGTTGTACATGACGAAGTGATTTTAGAAGTTGCGGAAGGTGCTGAGGAGAAGTGGGCGGCATTACTTACAGAGGCGATGGAAGGTGCGGAAGCAGTATGGTTGGGCGATGTCCCAGCCGTTGCGGAGGCAAGATGGGGGAAGAGTTGGGCACAGGCGAAATAATGCGTAAAGAGGTTGTGGGGAATTTACTTCGTGTACTTCCCCGCTCCACTACTGGCGATATTCAACGCGCCACGCAGTTTTTAGAGTGGGCTTTTGATGTGCGGGCTGGATGCCGCAAGCAACGTAGTGCCGCACGGAAGAGGCAAGGGTTGTAGAGTGCTACAATAATCCATACGGTAAAAGGTCATGCCTCTAAAACATGGGAACAAGCGGTATATGCAGGTGCTGCTTGATAACGCTCGCTACGAATTGCTGGAACGCTACGCTGCTACTGCCAACATGCGTGTCACTGCGTTAGCCAGGCAAGCTGTTTACCAGTGGCTTGAAAAGAATTGCTCTGAGTACAAGGAAGCTGCTGCTGCGGATCAGGCGCAATGGGCTGCGTCTGTAAAGAATCGTATAGCTGGAAAGAAAGTGAAGAAGTTAGAAGGTGAAGTGTAGTGTGCTACTCTATAACCGCACGAGTTCGGTGTTATGGATTCTTTTGGCGTTTACCTCAAGGAGATTGCTAGGTATCCGCTGTTGAACGGTACGCAGGAGATCGAGCTGTTTCGTTCCATCTCTGCTGCGGCTGCCTTGCAGGACAGTACAGAACCTCTTACGAAGCAGCAGCAACGTACCGTTAAGCGTGGTGCCTTGGCAAAGCAGCGTCTTATTAATAGCAATTTGAGGCTTGTTGTGCATATAGCCAAAAGATATACCGGGGTTGCTAAGAATTTGGATATGCTCGATCTTGTGCAAGAAGGTACGTTAGGTTTGATACGGGCGGCTGAAACTTTTGATGGTGCTCGCGGGTATAAGTTCTCCACTTATGCGTACTGGTGGGTGCGCCAAGGTATTCAGCGCGGTATAGATACGAAGAGCCGCACAATACGTGTTCCAGTTCACATGGCGGAGTTGTTTAGTAAGTTGCGTAAACTTAAGCACGAGCTGGGAATGACGCTTGGTAGGAAACCTACTAAGCAGGAATTGGCAGATGGACTGGGCGTGACGTTAGAGAGGTTGAACGAAATTGTACTTAAGGCGTGTGCTGTTGTTTCATTGGACCAGAAGATTTCGCAGAAAGATGGGGAAACTACGTTAGGTGATGTTATTGCTGACGGTAAAGAAGTTATGTATGAAGATACATTGGATGCGATTAATTCACAAGAGGCGTTTGAAGTGATTATGCAATGTATTGATCAGCTGGGCGCACGACATCGGTATGTTTTATTACACAGACTTGGTATGGATGGGTACGAGTTTAAGACGTTTACCCAGATCGGAGTGGACCTGGACCTTAGTAGGGAGAGGGTGCGGCAGGTGTACGATCAATCAATCAACAAGTTGCGGCGTGTTCTCAAAATTCATAAGCATTTCTCGCATTTCGAGTTCGGCGATGTGACGGGTAGCGTTCTTGATAATCTCCGAGTATGAGTAGTTCTGGCGGAGTAGCATTACTGCTAAGTCTGAAACTTGTTGCAAATCTTTACACGCGCGTAGGGAGCGGACTTGGGTTTCCAGGCGGAGTTCGTCGTTAAGAGTTACGGTGGGAATTAGCCAATTGGCCCAGGTCATAAGCAGACTTGGTAATGCGCTCCAGTATAGATGTGTGGATCAGCCTGTTTGTAGTGTTGTTAATAGCGATCGGGGAAGTCTGTGGCGAGTGGAGGGTCGGGGGGTTGTCGCGGAACATTGTCAATTGTGGCAAGCTCTATGGAAGTGGCAAATTGATTACGATACTCAACAGGAAAATGTGCATAAGCTTGCCCTGCAATCCAGCGGCGTAAACGTGCTTCCCGTAGAGGACAGTACCAGGCCCGTTCAATGAACCACTCGAACACGGGATGTGAAGATTTGTGACTATTGCAGCTTAGGCAGCAGGCCACGAGGTTGGTGGCTTGGGTTTCGCCACCTTTTGAGCGGGGGATGATGTGATCGAGTGTGGCGTTGCGGCCTAGTACCTCGTCGCAGTAGGCGCAACGACCTCCCCAGGCCGCAATGATGGTTTTGCGGAAGCGGTGTTTTGTGACTTTTTTGGGAACAAGTTCGGTGCCGTCGATGTGATGGTCCACTTGCTCCAGTTCATGGTTTGTTTAGGTGTAAATCCGTGGAAATCCACGGGATTGGTGCATTTGCACCGTCAGCCAGTGCGTACCAACAGCGCCCAGCCTGTGGATGCGCCATCCACTTCCCACCTGCGATTAAAGCGGGGTTTGCTGTATTTCACACCTGCGCCTTTGGTGTGGTTCACGTAGCCGCCGTTGATGAGATCTGCCTCGCCGTTGGGATCGTTCAGTATCCAATAATCTGGATCAAAGCCGATGATTACGCTCCAGTGACCGCCACCAGTTGGTGCGTTATATGGCCCTTGGTGTAGCCATCCCACGGCTACTGGTCTGCCAGCACGTAACTCAAGCTCCAGCAAACCTGGGGCGCAGTTGGTCGCAAATCTGGCTTGTAAACCTAAAGAACGCAGTGTTGAAAGTTGGCTCTGGCTATCGG